GTACAAGACTTCCTGAGGATGTATGAGGGCATCTTCCTTGATGCACTCACCCTCGATAAGTCTCTCCGTAAAGGATTTGACGCCGATCTTCGGCAACTCGAGTCCCTACTATCGAAGAATGGTAGCCAGGTCGTTACGATCTGGTTCCCTGCTATGGATAAAAGGCTTTGTCAAGCCTTGGACCACGGCAAACTGTATCATCTCGGCATGGCGGGCTTCCGCCCACATGGCGAGACTCCACTCCCTAAACTCTTTTACGGAATGTGGAGACAGATCTTCGATAACAACGGAGGTCTGAAGCAGGACGTTGATCCGACTTGGGTTCTCCTTCTACGCCAAGCTCTCATGCTTGGAGCCAAAGTGAGAACCGAGGCAAAGCCGTCGCGACTATTCGAGACGGTCAATGCCTTCTTCAAAGTCGAATCACAACTACCGAAAGCTAGTCCTATCTGGGCTAGCGAAGGCAGTTTGTCTGATGGCGATAGCTGCGGTCACTTTCTGGACCTTAGTCCTCGCCATGGAGATCTTGGCCTCGCGTACGATACATCGTCCGCGGGGACTGACTCCTCCTTGCTCGACAGCGTGCAGCGAGTTGCTGACATTGTCGCCGGTAGGCTGGGTGAATTCTTTCCCAGCAAATACCGATTCAGACATGGACGTGGCGCAACGGCGGAATTCCGACGCGGTGGAGGCTATAAGTATAGCTTTCCCACTTGGAACCCCCGTCTCGAGTCCGTCTTCCCGTATAGCGAGTTTGGAACTTCCAACCCCGCCTTATTGGGAGACATATCGGCGGATCAAGTAGCACCGGTATTTTCTGAAATACCGTCACGACTGATCCCTGTGCCCAAAACGCAGAAGGGACCTCGGCTTATCGCCGCGGAACCAACTTGCAATCAATGGGCGCAGCAATGTATGCTCGACTTCTTCGTCGAGCGTATCAATGCCGATCGCCATCATCAAGACCCTATCCTCTCCCGTTCAATAGACTTCGAACGGCAGGATATAAGTGGGCAGATGGCACTCGATGCTTCCCTGGATGGCGTAAATGCTACGCTAGATCTCAGTGATGCTTCCGACCGACTTTCTTGCTGGACAATTCAGCGCATTTTTAGACGGAATATCTCCGTCCTAAATGCGGTGATCGCCTGCAGGACTCGTTATCTCTATAACGATGTCGATAAGAAGCACCCAACTGTGACCGAACTACGCAAGTTCGCCACGATGGGCAGCGCCTTAACGTTTCCGCTTCAAAGCATCACGTTCGTGTGTATGGCATTAGCGGCCGGCTGGATAGCCGAGCGCTACTTTACCTACCACACGTACAATGCGGCGCCGACAGAAACTCAACTGTCGGAGCTAGCGGAACGAGTTCGCGTGTACGGGGACGATATCATTGTTCCCGTACACTGGTTAGAGGGTCTGGCTCGAATTTTCGAGCTGGTCGGTTTGAAGGTCAACGAATCCAAGACGTTTTCCG